AGATGAGATAGGAAGACCTACGGTTATAACAGATTTTGTTATACTGAAATTACAACAAGCATTTATGATAGGCTGTACTGATAGAGAAGCATGTATATATGCTGGTATTGCCGAGAATACATTTTATGAATTTTGTAAGAAATATCCACACTTTAGGGAGCAAAAGGAAAATTGGAAAGATGAACCTATACTTGCAAGTAGGTTGAATATCGTAAAAGCTATTAAAAATGGTAGTATTGAGGACAGTTGGAAGTACTTAAAATCTAAACGAAAAGATGAGTTTGCCGAGAAAGCTATTGTACAAAACGAGGCGGTCATAACAATAGAGGAATTAGAGGAGAGAGCGAGCAAAGAATATGAAAACATCATTGACGCACAAGCCGAAGAGATTAAGTGATGATGATACTATTTGGAACAGGGAATGGCGGTTGCAACATTTGTATAAGATAAGAACAGAAAACAGGGGTCTTATAATAATGAGGTTCAACGGTATACAGCAAAAGATATTCAGTCACTTACAATCCAAAGGATATAAAAGAATAAGAGATATAATCCTAAAAGCTCGTAAAGAGGGGGTCACTACTTTTTATTCTGTTTTTTATTTAGACGATACGCTGTTTACGCCTAACACTCACTCAATGATTATTGCTCACACGTTCGGAGATGTGCAAAAGTTGTTCAAGATCGTGAAGCTGGCATATAAGCATATGCCGAATAGGATAGAACTAAAGGACGGTAGAATATGGACTAAACCGTATGCAGATACGGATAGCTCAAGTGAGTTAGCGTTTGATAGCATAAACTCATCGATTAGCGTCGGTATTCATGGACGTGGTGGAACTATAAACAACCTACACATATCGGAAGCTAGTAAAATACCAGAGAACGAGGTTGAAGAGAGAATGGCGTCTACTATGGAAGCAGTACCAAACATTGAGTTTGGATCGAACATATCAATAGAGAGTACAGCAAACGGCTTAGGTGGTTGGTATTCTGATTTATACCATGACGCACAATTACCACACGCAGAGTTTAAAGCGTGGTTTTTTAGTTGGTTTGAGAAGCCTGAAAATAAGCTCTCACCGCATAAAGGTTGGAAACCGAATAGTAATACAAAAAAGATGATAAAGAAGTGTAGGGCGTATTATGGGGACGATATAAAGCTAACTAACGAACAATTGTTTTGGTGGGAGACACGAAAGGCTAGACAAAAGAGTTTAATGGAGCAAGAACACCCTACCGTACCAGATGACGCGTTCTTGAGTAGTGATGTACAGATTTTTGACGGTGAGAAGTTGAAATCAATCAATGTAAAAACGCCTATTGCAAACCGTAAAGGTTGGCATATTTTTAGAGAACCGAAAAAGGGTCGTAAGTATGTAATCGGAGGAGATCCAGCCGAGGGAATACAAGGAGACTACACAGCAGGAAGTATTATTGATATACTAACATTAGAAGAGGTGGCATATTTTTATAACAACAAAACAAAGCCACATGATTTTGCAGATAAACTTATATTTGCAGGTAAGTTATATAATAACGCACTGATTGCACCAGAACGTAACAATCACGGACATACGGTCATTGATAGATTAAAAGATAAGTATTCAAATATATTTGCTGAACGAGTTTTTGACGAACGGAGAAATAAGAAAACAAAACGGCTTGGTTGGCAAACGAATACTAGAACTAGGGATTTGATTATTGACAGATTAGTTGAGTATTTTGATGATGATATTTTTGTGCCTAATTCGCAGGTACTAAAAGATGAGATGATTAACTTCATAACAAACGCTAACGGCAAACGAGAGGCACGAAGCGGCAAGCATGATGATCTAATTATAGCGACGGCAATTGCGTTACAGGTTGCTACAATGCCTAAAAGGTCATTTGCGGCTCACTCACTATAAAATATGGCAAAAAAAACTATACGCAGAGTTTTACAAAAGCAGTTTAAAGATTTATCAAATTGGTTAGATATTAAGTCGTCTACACTTACAAGAAGCAACAACAGTCTTTTTGGAAACGGTGGCACAAAATTATCAGCTAAAAAACTTAGCGTTGATATGTTCTATGATGTGTACCGCTCACACGGTGATGTTTTTGCGGTTGTACGCGAGTTATCGGAGAATACGGCAATGGAGGGTTATGTTTGGAAGAATAGAAACGACAAAGCGAAAGAGCCTAAGACTAACGAGGTGACATTTGCTAATGATATACTTGGAGCTAACTTATCATTTAAACGGTTCAAGTCACAGCTTATTCAAACAGTATCGGTGGCTGGTAATGCCTATGTACATATAGAACGAGGGTTGGGAACTAGTAAAGCTATTGGATTGTCTTTTGTCGATCCTCGTACAATGTCGGTGATAACCGATAAATATGGGAATGTTATTAAGTGGTTGCAAAAAGTAAACTCGGAAACAGTATTTTTTGAACCTGATGAAATAGCTCACTTTTTTATACAGAAAGATCCAAACAGTCCAGTATTCGGGTTGTCACCGCTTGAACCTATTTTTTGGGAAGTAAAAACAGACCAAGAAGCAATGACGAGCAATTATGTATTTTTTGAGAACAACGCTATACCGTCGGCACAGTATATTTTAGATGAAGATTTATCAGACGATGAACAAGACAGAGCTATTACACAGCTACAAGAAGAGCTTAAAGGGGCTAAGAATAATCATAAAGGTATTGCGATCCGCGGAGTGAAGGACATAAAACAGTTGTCGTTATCACCTAGTGACATGGAGTATAATATTTTACGACGCTTTACAACGGAAAAAATATGTTCTGCTTATGGTGTACCTAAGTCAATCCTGAACTACACGGAGGACGTAAACCTAGCTACGTCAGAGGAGCAAACAAAGAAGTTTTGGCAAGGTACAATTTTACCTATTGAGGAAACATTGGCGGAGTTTATTAACACAGACCTATTGCCTAAACTTGGAATACAAAATATCGTAATAAGTTTTAACCCTAGAACATTTGATAATCAGCAATGGAACGAAGCAAGTAGCCGTGCAGACTTATCACAGGGGGTTATGACAATTAACGAGGTACGAGAAGCACGCGGATTAGAACCGTATGACGCAAATATAGAGGGTGATTTTGTAGATAAGCCGTTGCTGTATAGCGGTGTGTCGGTAGTACCGCTTGAAGACGTTGGAGTTGATCCGATGTTATTACAAGAAACTACGCCAAGCGATCAAGCTAAAAAAGAAATAGAGCTTATTAAAGAGGCTAGCGAACGATACTTATATGGCACGAATACCGAAAAAGGAAACGATTAAAAACGCCTTAAAATACTACGCTTGGTATACTAAGGCAGTTAAAAGAACAGACGGAAAGTTTAGACGTAAACTTGAGCAACGTACAAAGGCACGTCTTAAACGAGCTTGGAAAAAACAAATACGGTGGTTAGTTGATAATATAAAAGACTTGCCACAATTCGCGAATGACGAAACGGTAAAAATACTGAAACTAAAAAACGTCAATCCAGATATACAGAAGTTAGTCGATGATATGCCGTTCAACGATGAGGTTGTCGCGTCGTTCACAGCAAACGCTAAGGCTTCATATAAGAAAGGAGGACGTAAAGCTTTTAAGCAGTTTGACCTTGCAAGGGTAGGTTTATCATTTTCGCTAGTAAACGAGGGAGCGGTGGAATATATCAACGCGTTAACTACGCTACATTTATCAAGTTATAGGGGAAGTATTACAAGAACGACTAAGAAACGGATTATAAAGATATTACAGAATAGTGTTGCAACAGGTCTAAACTACACGGACACGGCAAAGCTAATCCGTAAACAAGCACAGGCTGGAGTATTTTCACAGGCACGAGCAGAGATGATAGCCGTTAGAGAAATGGGAGTCGCATACGAAAAAGGGAACTTCCTACCGATTAAGAGATATCAAGACGAATACGGAGCTATAATACAGAAGTCGTGGATCACCGCACAGGACGATGTAGTCACATGGCAATGTGCAGAAAATGAGGCTACTGGGTGGTTAGCTACTGATGAGATTTTTCCGCATACAGGGTTACAAACAGAAGCTCCACGGTCTGATCACCCACGTTGTAGATGTGCGACAGGATACAGAGAAGTCGACTTGAACGGACAACCTGTTTAAAGAATTAAAATAATTTGCTATAATTAAAACAATCAAAACAATATGAAAAAACAATACCACTTTCAGATAGCCGTTAAAGACGTTAAGTTAAACGGCAAGAGTGGAGTTATTATCGAAGGGTTTGCGTCAACGCCAGACATTGATCGATGTAAAGATATTGTAGAGCCAGAAGCATTTAGAGGGGCTTTAGAGATGTACATGAAAAATCCAGTTGTGTTAAGAAGCCATAATGCTGACAAGCCAGTCGGTACAGTTACAATGGCGACTATAACAGACCAAGGGTTAAAAGTAGTCGCAGAAATTAAAGACGAACAAACAGCACAAGAGATTGAAGACGGACGAATGAAAGCTATGTCAATCGGATATGTGCCACTTGTCACAGAGTTACAGCATAAGGACGGTACACCGTTCAATTTTGAGGAAGATAGTATTTTTGACCCTGATATAGTTATGGTCATCAAAAGTCTTGACCTAGTTGAGATATCTATTGTATCTACACCAGCTAACGGTCATGCTTTATTCACTTTACAAAAATCATTAAAACTTGCACTCAACGACGTTGTTTGCAAATCATTAAACATAAATATGGATAAAAAAGATATTGAGTTAAAAGAAGTTGATGAAGTAATCGAAGACGAAGCTGTAAAAGATGAAGAAGTCAAAGAAGAGGAAACGGTTGTAAAGGAAGATGAAGCCGTCGAGGACGTAATAGAAAAATCTGATGACGCAGTAGAAGCGTCGGAAGCTAGTGAAGAGGTTGAGAACTCCGATGAAAGCTCGGAGGCGGAAACCGTTGAAGACGAAACTGAGGTGGAAGCCGAGGAAGTAGTCGAGGAAGCGGAAACCGATACTGAACACGAGGCAGAAGACGAAGAAGCTAAGTCAGAAGATGAGGCTAAGGGAGTTCTGCTATTATCTGAAAAAGACGCTATGGCGATGACAAACCTTAAAAAGGTAGGTGTTATCGAAGTAGCTGAAAAAGACGTTGTGGAACTGTCTGATGACGTTAAGAGCGTTATTGAGACAGCTGACAAAGCAATCTCAATCGCACTTAAAAAGATTGAGGAGTTAGAGGCTAAACTTGATGAGAAGCCAGAAAAGCAGGTTTTAGTAATGCACGAGCAATTACAAGCTACTAAGACGGCGGAAGTATCAAGCGGTTTCAAGAGTTTATTCACTA